CTTCTGTTCATCGTGCCTGGTCAGGCGCTCTTTGTGCTGGCGATCTCGAACTCGAAACCTGAAGCGGTCGCACGAATCCCCTTGGTGGAAGGAGTTCGCTCGCCTACTTCAGTTTTCACTACATCCTCCGGGGAATCGTCGATCGCACCGTAAATCTTCATGGCAGGCAGAGTGTAGCCAGAAGGTGCTTCGGTCCCCTCGTACGGGGCGAGGATCTCCAGGGCTGCGGCATACATGCCCTCCATGAACCAGCGGCGAGCGAGCCGGTAGAAGAATCCCCAGCCCTTCCCGCCCATGCGATCGTCCCGGTCGTAGTCGTGCCACCCCTTGTCCTCGCGCAGCTTCTCCAGCAGCATCTCGAAGCACGCCCGGTCCTCGGGCTTGGGCTTCCGTCCTCCTGCCAGGATGCCTTCGACTCGGCCCCACTGCTCGTCGGATACCCCGAGCGGGATGTCGAGCTTGTTCTCGCGGTGCCACTCCAGCATCGGGTCCTTGCTGCCACCCGCCCGCCCGGACTTGCTCTCGCCGACGATGTCGACCCGCACCTGGAGTAGTTCCAGGATGCGCTTCTTGTCGGGGGTGGTGAGATCCTGAACGTTGGCGCCGATCCGGTCGATGACCGAGCGCATACCGTCGGCCCGCTCCTCCTTGTGCTCGGCCTCCTCCAGCCACTCGGAGATCCGCTCCTGCTCCTCGCGGAGCTCCTTCTCCTTGGAGGCGATCTCCTCCTTCAGCTCGTCGATCAGCTTCTGATCCATCTCGTCGTCCTCGTCGAGGGAGGCGACCAGCAGAGCGATCTTCTTGCGTCGGGTGGTGCGGAGCTTGTTCAGCTTGGTGTCGATCTCTTCCAGGCGGGCCCGGTAGGACTCTGCGCGGTCGGGGACAGAGCCCAGCCACTCGTCGACGAGCCCCATGATCTCTTCGGGGTTCGAGAGGAGCTTGGCAACCTCGCCCCAGACGTAGCCTTCGGTCTCCTTGCCGGGTATCTGCTTGCAGGTGTGGCCCTCGGCGAGCGTGGCCGAGTTCGAGCACCGGTAGATCACGTCGTTGTGCTCGGAGCGGGCTACGCCGTACCGGCTGTGGCCGCACTGGCTCATCAGGTGGCCAGAGAGCAGGTGGTTGCTGTACGTGGTCCGGGGGGCGCCCTTCATGTCCTCCAGGGTGGCTTCCAGGGCCTTGCGGCGGGACTCTTCCTCGAAGAGAGGGGGCAGCTCCAGTCGGTAGGAGGTGGTGACCTCCTCCCCGTCCTCGTTCATGCCGGAGAAGGCGAAGTCGACGTATCCGCGGACCGCCAGGCGCATGCGGAGGATCAGGTTGTTGCCCTCCCAGAGCTTGCCGGTACGGGTCCGGTACCCAAGCTCGTTCATCTCCTTCGCGGCCTCGCCTCGGGACAGCTTGCGGTCGAGCGCCAGCTTGGCGAACGTCGTGATCTGCTTGAGCTCGTCCGGGTTGACGACGGGCTCACCGTCCTCGTCGAGCATGTAGCCGTACGGCGGTGTGCCGCTGGCCCACCCTCCCCCGGAGATCTTCTTGATCCGGCCGCCCATGGTGCGCTCCAGGATCAGGGCGTGCTCGACCTCGGCCATGTACGCCAGGAGGGAGAGCTGGATTCCGAACATGTCGTCTTGCGAGTCGATGCGTCCGTCCGCGGTGGCGACGCGGACGCCGTGGTCGGTCACGTCGTAGACCCAGCGGTGGATGTTGCGCATCGTGCGGCCGATGCGGTCGAGCTTGGCGAAGACGACGACGTCGATCAGCTTGGCCTCGATGTCGGAGGTCAGGCGGTCCAGGTCTTCGCGGTGTGCAAGTTTCCCCGACACGCCCCCGTCGCAGTAGACGTCCACGATGGTGTGCGGGATGTTCTTCAGTTGGTAGTCAACCCACGCACGGCATCGCTCGTCTTGCACATCGAGGCCGTAGCCGTCGAGCTGCTTCGCCGTAGATACGCGCAGGTAGATGGCCACCCGGAGCACCTTGCGCTGGCGCGGCAGGGTCTTGTTCTTCATGGTCTCCCTCTCTTGACTGCATCTGGATACGTCGAAGCCCCCCAAGTCAGCGACTTGGGGGGCGTGGGGGGCGCCGTGTGTAACTGTACCTACTTCAGTCCTTTCGCGCCATCGGTCCGAGAAGGATGCGGGCGAGGCGTTCCCGCTCGGCGGGGGTCCACTTGGTCTTGCGCCACTCGACGCTCACGATGGGGTTCTGGCTCATGGTGCGACCCGGCCATTCCTCACGAAGGCTTCGTGGGTGATCGGCATGTGCACCTTGAAGACCTCCTCCATCTGCTCGGCGACCATCTCGATCTCCCGCTGAGGGAACGAGGGGTACGTGCTGCCCTCGGCGATCGTGCGGAGCGAGAGGAAGTGCATCAGGCTTCGTGCGTTGCAGGTGGCGAAGTACGAGGTGTAGATGCCCACCGGCAGGACCATGCGGGCCACCTCTCGGGCGACACCGGCTGCGAGCAGGCGCTCGTACGTGTCGTAGGCGAGGCGGTAGGCGCGGCGCATCTCGGCCCTGGTGGTGGCGTGCTGGTCGGCGGTGCCGGGCTCGAAGGTGTAGGCGCCAGGCTTGCCGACCTGCACCAGGTTGCGGTCAGGGGCCGGCGTGTAGAAGACGGGCTTCAGCTCGGTGTAGCGACCGCTCTCCTCGTTGTATCCCCACCCAACGCGGTGACGGAAGTGCTCGCGGGCCACGAAGATCGGCGCCTCGACGAGGAACGTGAACGAGGTGTGTTCGAAGGGGCTGCCGTGCCGGTCCCGCATCAGGAAGTTGATCAGGCCGGGCCCGCTGTCCTGCTTGGCGGCCGAGGCGGAGCCGATGGTGCTGACTCGGGCTGCCATCGTCACGTCGTAGTCCATGGCGCTGGCCTTCATGAGCGTCACGCTCACGTCGGACCGGTAGGTGGTGTCAGACAAGGGTGGTGGCCTCCTCGGGTTCGTCGTACATGTAGAGCTCGTTGACGTGGTGCACCTCGGTGCCGTACTTGCCTTCCAGGTCGGCGAGCGTGCGCCTCAGTCGGTCAGCCTCCCGACTCAGGCCGAGGCCGGTGTGGAACACCCGCTTGGGCTGGCGTCCGTTGAGCCGGCCGAAGGCGGCGACCCCGTTCAGGGTGTAGACGTTGTCCCGGTTGAACTCGGGGTAGATGCGGGCCTGGTGGAAGCCGTAGACGATCAGGATGTCTTCGTCAGTGACCGGCTGAAGCGGCCCGATGCGGAGCGACACTTACACACCCTCCCCGAGGTGAGTCAGGGCCTCATGCAGGGCCTTGACGGTGATGGTTTCCTTGTTGTCGCGAGCGTGGTGCTCCTCGCGCAGCACCTGGTTCTCGTTGACGAGCTGCTGCACACCTTCGAGCACTCGCGCCATGTTCCGCGGGCTCCAGACGTTGCCGTCCAGCGGACGGATGAACGCGGAGCTGAGCTGCACGCCCACCACCTTCGCGATCTCGGCCACGACGTGCCGAGCCTCCCCGCCCTGCTCGTTCTGCCTGTAGGCCGCGTCGCAGTGGCCGGCTCGGCACAGCTCGACCTCTCGGACGATGTCAGCCAGGTCTCCGGCCAGTCCGCCCACCTTGGGCGCCGGCTCGGCCTCCGTGTGCTCGATCTCGGCCGCCTTCAGGTAGTCCAGCGGCCCCTCGAAGACGATCGACTCCGCCTTGATGGTCTCGATGTCCACCTTCCGCGTCTCCTCTGCGATGCGCTGGCCCTCGGCCACCCAGTCCCATCCGTTCGTCACTTGCCGGTCTCCTCTCGTCGTGTTCATCGGTAGATCAGGTGCATGGTGTTGGCATTGCGGTCCTCGAACTTGCGGCGGCTCTCCGAAGTCAGGTGCCAGCCGCCCTCCTCGCAGAGGTACGCACGGTTCTCCACCTTCAGGCCCCGCATGGTGCCGCGTGCCTCGCCCTGTCGGTTCCGCTTGGCCTGGGCCTTGCCCAGTGCCTTCTCGGCGTTGTGCTTGGTCATGAAGTCTCGCTTGTTGCCGCACTCGCACGGCCTCCAGTTGCAGCTCAGAGCTCGTTCACTCCCTTCGAGGCGCCGGCCTTCGCGGGCGCCTTCTTCTTGGCCTTCAGGCTCGGGTCATCCTTCTTGAACTTGTCACAGTTGCACGTCACCAGGTGGCACTTGCCACGGCTTGCACCATCCACCGCATGGGTCCAGGGGGCGTGTCCACACTCAGGGTTCCAGCAGTAGCCGGGCCACCCGTCCTTCTTGCCATCGTGGTTGGCGAGCATGATCCCCGACGACGTCAGGGGTACTACCTTGCCGGTGCCACCGAAGCTCATCTTCTTGGCGAAGGTCTCCGCCTCAGCGACGGCGCCGAAGGGGCCGAAGTTCAGGCCCTTGCTGCCGTCCGCCCAGGTGTGCACCATCACGAACAGGTCCCGCATCTGAAGCATGTCCCCGACCTCCTTGATCACAGCCTTGGCCAGTTGCTCCGGGCTGTCGAAGGTGGGGTCTTCGAGTATGTCGACCACCTTCTTGATCTCATGGGCTCGGGGGGTGATCCTCACTCCCGACCTCCTCTCTCGATGACCCGCACTCCCCAGCGCCGGGTGTTGACGTAGGCGATCATGTTCTGTGTCGCCGTCTTGCTTGGGCTGTACCAGTGGCCGCCTCGCTTGAAGAGGGGCGTGTCCCGCTTGTCCTGGATCACGATCTCGGTGCCGTCAGGCAGTTCGTCGAGCTCTCGGATCGTTCTGATGGTCACAGTATCACACGCTCACACTTGCACAAGTTCGGCGACGCCGTGCAGCTTGGCGTGCAGGTCATCCACCGATCCGTCGTTGATCAGGACGTGGTCGAAGGGCCAGTCATCGAGCGCGGTCTCGCTGATGTGCGCACGTCCGTACTTGTCCTTGGTCGGGCCGACGTTCGGCCTCTCCACCCGGATCATCACGCCACCTCGGTCGACGACGGCTTGCGCCTCGTTGGGGAAGCGCACGTCGGTCACGACCAGGCCCGTCGCGTCAGCGTGCGAGGCATACAGCGCCTCGATCCAGACGTTGTCGCCGAGCACCTGCCTGCCGGCCTCGGTGCCCGTGCGCTGGAGCAGGGCACGCACCTCGGGGTACGCCGTCTTCGCGTAGTCCCACCCGGTCTGATCGACCAGCCTTCGCAGGCGCAGGCTCCCGGCACCGTAGTGGCCAGGGATCAAGGGGTTCACCGCGTACAGGAAGTCCTTCAGCTTGTCGGCGTAGCCCGCCTGCCTCCAGCCTCGTTCGATCAGGGCGTCGGCCGCCGTGTTCTTGCCACTGCGGGCGTAGCCCGACAGTCCCACGATCAAGTCAGTCACTTCCAGCTCACCTCCGCCTCGACTTCGTCCCACACACGCAGGCCCTGCACGTTGGTGCCGACGTAGTCCTTCACGTCCTGCCGGATCCCCGCCCGCTCCACTCCGAACGACCGCGTCCACTCGGCCGGGTCCTTGACGTCCACTGTGATGGTGATGGCGATCTTCACTGCTCGTTCTCCTCGGGGTAGGTGGGGAAGATCAGGGCCGCCGCCTCGGCGTGCCCGGCTTCAGTCAGTCGGTCGGCGCAGTCACGCTGCGCTGCTCGTGCGATGTCCATCAGCTTGGCGACCGCCTCCTCGTACTCCTGGCCGTACTTGTCGTACGTCAGCTCGGAGATGGCGCTCTCTACTGTCGGCGCCCAGCGCGGGACGCCTCGGATGTACTCCCAGCCGGAGCTCTGCCTGCTCAACTCAGACGGTCTCGAAGTAGAAGGACTCGTTCAGGTCGCCCGCCTTGACGAGCTCGCCCTCCAGGCCCAGGAACTCACGGTCCTCGGTGATGGCGACCGAGTGGACTCGGGCCCGGCCTTCGATGAACGCGATGCCCAGGTCAGTGATCGACCACCTCTGCTCCTGCTCGCGCCTGGCCAGCCCGAACCAGGCCAGCTTGGCGAACACCGCGTACTCAGCGTTGGTGAGTTCGAGGTCGTCCCGCTTCAGGGCCTGCCCACCATGGAGGTACAGCTTGCCGAGACCAGAGACCTCGTTCTTACCGATGCGGCTGCGCTTCTGCACTGTCGTGCTCC